TGACGAATTCCGGTGTGGCACCCGGAGACAACGCGCTTAAGGGCGCATCATCTCGAATGGCCTGGAATGTTCGTGCATTCGGACAAGACAGGAGTTCGGTACAACGAGTATCGAACACCATTTTTGATGTGCTTCTTGGCGGCCTCTCCCACGATGGCGTGGGGAACGCGCAATTTAATCTGCATAAGCTGAGGCAGGGAGGCATCCGTCCATTGGACGTGGAATCCCTGTATCCTGGCATGCAGACTGCGCTGACCGGACGAGAGAGAACGTGGCGTCCTGACATCACTGATCAGGATGTTCACATTGAAGCGCTTAGCTTCTTTCGGTCACTAATAGAGTGCCTGATTGACGCGGACGGCGTGTTCATCTCTTTCGATGTAGCAGACTATGCGAAGGCTTTCCACCTCATCCTCTCGATTGAGGACGGTGCGAAAAGGGTCAAGACGATGAAGTATTGGGGGTGCTTACCCATAGCACGTTGGCTACGCCAGATACTCCCCAAACGTCCAGATACCCTGCCTTCGGACGGTTCGATGGATCTCTTGTTCACAGGACGTGCACGCAAGCATGTCCGAAACCTTCTTTGCAGTGGGACGAAGAAAAGACGTCCCTGTCTTGTTTTTAACGCTATGCTGCAAGGGGTGAAGAAGGGCTGTGCGCCCGTGAACGAGGAGTTTCAGGTCCACGCATCAGTTGACCACAAGTCAACGCTCTCTCAGGAATTGGTCTGTGATCATCCTGAGGAGTTCTCGGAGAAGTTCCGATTGATCGCAATGAAGGAGATCCCACTCCCCCCTCCAGGACCAAGGCCACGATGGCGGCTAAAGAGGACGGTTCGACCTTTCAATCGAAAGGTTGAGAACCCCTCTTCTTCAGCTGCCTACGAATCCTTGAGGTCCGAGGGAGGGAAGTCGGACTTCCTCCGACGAAAGTATTATGAGGTCCTGTATGGCGTCGAAGCCAAGGACGACTTATGTACGATCGAGTCGGTCAAGAAGAACTCCGCATACCGAGTTGGTGATATGCGATTACCAGCGTGGAACACTCCCATTGTCAGGACCGTGGTTAGGTACCTGCGAGATCCCGAGCTTATCGACATGTTCTGGCGTCCCAACGGCGAAACTGTGAGCCGTTACGGGTATCCATCTCCTCCCTACCGTTGGATCGTTGACCGGGCAGTGGCCCAGGTCCGTCGCAACGGAGGTTGCCGTGCTGAAGTGGGTTTCTGCTTGGAACCCCTGAAGTGCCGTATAATTACCAAAGGAAATGCGTTCCCCTACTGGGCCGCCCAGTCCCTTCAGCGGGCATCTTGGAATATTCTTCAGGAGTATCCCTGTTTCCGTCTCACGGGTAGAGTCATCGACGGCTCTGATATAGCGGGATTGTCCCGTCATTCAGGCCAGATGTTCCCCGATTTCGACGAATGGGTTTCTGGAGACTATTCAGCCGCAACGGATGGATTGTCACTTGCCGTAAACCGTCTGGCGTTGACGCAGTTAACGGAGGCTCTCTGCTTGTCTGATAAAGAGAAGGAAGTAGCGCGGGCGGTCCTCGGACCCCACACCGTGAAATATCCTGCTCAAATCGTCGAACTAGCTAGAGATATGGGTTTTGATCTGAGTCCCTTCAAGATGACCAACGG